ACGAAGCCGCTCGAGACAAAATGAATAAAGATAGATTACCAAATGGTAATTATCTTGAAAATACAGCGAATCACTTTGTTGTCTTAGTATCCGGTTCAACTCCATCAACTGCATTGATTTCCATGAAAGCTACTCAATTAAAGATTAGCAAAAAATGGAACACAATGATGATGAGCATCAAGATGAAGGGTAAGAACGGTTTATTTACACCGCCAACATATAGCCACATTTATAGGCTAAAAACTGTTCAAATGTCTAATGACAAAGGAACATGGTACGGTTGGGATGTATCTAAACAAGATGCCATCAAAGATAAAGGTGCATATGAAATTGCAAGAACTTTTGCTGAAAGATTAAGCAAAGGTCAAGTGCAAGTGAAAGCAGCACCTTCTGAAACTAATACGGACGTTCCATACTAGAATTCACCTAGGGTGAATATCTTGCAAGGGGGAGGCGACAACCGAGAGGGGGTTGCCTCTCTTAAAAAGATAATAATATGGTAGAGAAATTTATAAATATATTTGAAGGGTTAAAGAGAGCCCACGGGTGTACCTACATTAATTCAGCCCCTAAAAATGGTACTAAATTAAAAACAAAATCTTTTGTAAAAAGAGAAACAGTAATCAACGAACATTTTGAAAATCATTTAAAGGGAATTGAACCTACTTTAGGAATAATCCCTATTAATGAAAATGATCTATGCAAGTGGGGATGTATTGATGTAGATTCTTACGCAGGATTTGATCATTTAAAATTATTAAAAAAAATTCAAAAACTTGAACTTCCCTTAGTGGTATGTAGATCCAAAAGTGGAGGAGCCCATATCTTTTTATTTATTAAAGATTATGTGGAAGCAAAAACAGTACGAGATAAACTTAATCAAATTAAAGCTATTTTAGGTTTTGGAAATGCAGAAGTTTTTCCTAAACAAATAGAATTAAAATCAGAAGAAGACACAGGAAACTTTTTAAATCTTCCTTATTTTCAAGGAGATAAAACAACTCGCTATGCCTTTAAATTAGATGGAAGCGCAGCTAATCTTGAAGAATTTTATAGTCTGCATGAATGCTATAGTATTAAACCTCAAGATGTATCTAATATAAAAATAAAAAGAGAAGAATCAGAATTTAAAGATGCTCCTCCGTGTATAGAAACAATGGCTCTTGAAGGAATATCTGAACCTGGTCGTAATAATGCATTATTTCATTTTGCTATTTATGCTAAAAAGAAATGGCCGAGTACTTGGAAAGAAAAAATTTCATGGTTTCATGCAAAATATATTAAAGGAGATTTAGAACAGAAAGAAATAGATACTATTAAACATCAACATGACAAAAAAGATTGGGGATGGAAATGTAATGATGTTCCTATGTGTAATCATTGTGATAAAGAATTATGCAAAACGCGAACTTATGGAATTGGAAATCAACCTATGTTTCCTGGACTCAGTGATCTTCAGGAAATCCAATTAGAAGAACCTTATTATTATTTAAATGTAGATGGTAAAAGACTTAAGCTTCCCAATGCAAAATATTTAAAACAACAATCTTTATTTGAAGAAGCCTGCATAGCAGGAATAGGGATTTATCCTCCAAGCATGAAACTAAAAGATTGGAAAATTTTAGTTAATTTATTATTAAGCACCAGAGAAATTATTACCCCACCTACAGGGACAACGAAAAAAGATCAGCTTACTAATCACTTAGAAGAATTTTGTACTAATCGTGCATCTTCAAGTGTAGAAAAAGAAGACATTAAAAAAGGAAGTGTTTATACCAGCGAAGGAAAACATTATTTCTTATTTGATTCTTTTTATTATGGATTTTTACAAAGAAGAAGATGGGATGTTAAATTTCAAGAAACAAGTCAAATGTTAAAAGAAGAATGTGATTGTACTACCGATCGAATTACGATTGGTAAACATCGACCAACAGTAACCGTTGTTAAATCTTTTGAAAAACTTCAAGACGATTATACTCCTAAAGAACTTAAACCCAAGGATCCTTTTTAATGTTTAAAAGATGTTTTATAGAAAGTTTTATAGATGTAGGAAGTGGATTTATTTTAGCTATTTTAATACAGCTTTTTATCTTTCCTTTCTTTGGACTTTATCCAACTGTATGGGATAGTATTGGGATTGCATTAATTTTTACATTTTTCTCTATTATAAGATCAGCCATTTGGAGAAATTTTTTTAGGAAGATAGAATGAAAACAATTGTACTTGGCCCACCAGGCACAGGAAAAACAACGACTCTCTTGAACCTGGTCGATAAATATTTAAAACAAACTGACCCTAATAAGATAGGCTATTTTGCTTTTACTCAAAAAGCGGCTTATGAAGCACGAGATCGTGCGGTTGCCAAATTTAATTTAACTGAAGATGATCTTCCTTATTTTAGAACACTCCACTCCTTAGCTTTTAGAAGATTAGGTATTCAAAAACAAAACGTTATGCAAAAAAGACATTATGCTGATCTTGGAAAAAAATTAGGTTTTCCGGTGGACTATGAAGAAAATGATCAAGAAATGAATGGCATATTCTCCACTAAAAGTGATTACTTAAGAATTTTACAACTGGCAAAATTAAGAAACATTTCTTTCGAAAAACAATATGATTTACAAGAGCACACACAAGATGTTGAATTTGATAAACTTAAAATTATAGCTCATGAATTGGAAAGATATAAAAAAGAATATGGTCTTATAGATTTTAATGATATGATTTTAAATTTTATTAAAGCCAATGCTTCTCCTCAATTTGATGTAGTTTTTGTAGATGAAGCACAAGATCTTTCTCTCATGCAATGGGATATGGTTAAAACGATATGGAATCGAACTGCAGATAATTATATTGCAGGCGATGACGACCAGGCTATCTTTAAATGGGCCGGAGCTGATGTAGATAGTTTTATTGCTCTTGATGGGAAGTTTGTTAATCTTACTCAATCTTTTCGTATTCCAGCTAAAATTCATAACATTGCTATGAAGATTATTGGTAAAGTAAACAATCGAATTCCTAAATTATGGAAACCCAAAATGAAACAGGGAAAGGTTTCGGTTTATGCAGATTTTAGAGACATTGATATGTCTCAAGGAGAATGGTTAATCTTAGGAAGAACACGATCTTTGTTAGATGAATTAGAGGAAGTGCTTTATCAAAAAGGATACTTTTATAAAAATAAATTTAAGAAAGGATATGAATCCGAGTTATATGCATCTATTACAAACTGGGAAAAATGGCGTAAAGGAGGAGTTTTAGATTATTCCACAGTATCTCAAATGTTTAATTATATGAGTCCCCATCAATTAGAGAAAGAAAAATTGGCTTTGATGGATAAAAATAATTTTTATTCTTTGAAGGAATGTCAAAACAAATATGGTCTGAGGACCGATAGCGTGTGGTATGAAGCTTTAGACGAAGCTCCCACAAGACGTGTCTCTTACATTAGAAAAATGAGACAGAACGGAGAGAAACTGAATCAAACCCCCCGGATTACACTCTCTACCATCCATGGGGCTAAAGGGGGAGAATGCCAAAATGTCGTTCTCCTTACCGATTTAACAAGACGAACATACGGAGAATACGAACAAAGACCCGATGACGTGAATAGATTATTCTACGTCGCTGCAACACGAACCAAGGACCATTTACATATTGTAGAACCTAAGGATATTTATAAAAGTTATTTATTATGAGTAATACATACAAAAAACAAATAGGTGGATCCCACTATGCCTCGATGAAAATTCAGCCTTCTGAATTTATTAATAAAAATAATTTGCCGTTTGCAGAAGGAAATGCTATAAAATACTTGTGCAGACATAAACAGAAAGGACAAAAAGAAGATTTATTGAAAGCTAAACACTACATTGATATGGCTATTGAAAGAGATTATGCAGAAGAGGAAGCCGTTAAACCTTTACCTACAGGATATGAATTAAAAAAATGAGCCTTCAACCTCCCTTATTTAAACCTCAAACTGAATGGGTTCCACCCGAAGAATTTCCTGACTTAAGTCAAGAATGTGAAATAGCAATTGATTTAGAAACAAAGGATCCTCATTTAAATCATTCAATGGGATCAGGATCCATTGTTAAAAATGGAAATATTGTAGGTATTTCTGTCGCAACTCAAACCTGGTCGGGTTATTTTCCTATTGCTCATGAAGGCGGAGGCAATATGGATAAAGCCATGGTGAGAAAATGGCTTCAAGAAGTTTTAAATAATAGTGCTGATAAAATTTTTCATAATGCCATGTATGATATTTGCTGGTTAAGATCAGAAGGCTTTAACATTAAAGGTAGAATTATTGATACGATGATTGGATCAGCGATCGTGGATGAGAATCAACTTCGTTATGATTTAAATAGCTGTTCAAGACGCTATTTAGGTCAAAGCAAGGATGAAGCTGCGCTTTATGCGGCAGCAAAAGATTGGGGTGTAGATGCAAAGGCAGAGATGTATAAACTTCCTGCCATGTATGTAGGTTCTTATGCAGAGAAAGATGCAGAACTTACTTATAAGTTATGGCAAGAACTTAAAAAAGAAATTGAACATCAAGATATTCATAATATATGGAAACTAGAAACAGAATTATTTCCCGCTTTAGTAGATATGCGATTTCTCGGTGTACGTGTAAATCAAGAACAAGCAGCGATCGAAAAGAAAACATTAGTAGAACAAGAGAAAAAATTACTTCACGAGGTGGGGATAACTACGAACGTTGATGTTCAAATTTGGGCGGCAAGAAGTATAGCACAGGTCTTTGATAAATTAAAGCTCCCTTATGATCGCACAGCCAAGACGCAGGCTCCTAGTTTTACTAAAAACTTTTTAATGCACCATCCTCATCCTGTTGTTAAAAAAATAGCACAAGCTCGAGAAATTAATAAAGCTCATACCACATTCATTGATACCATTTTAAAACATACTCATCGAGGAAGAATCTTTGCCGAAATTAATCAATTACGTGGAGACAATGGTGGAACGGTTACAGGAAGATTTAGTTATAGTAATCCTAACCTTCAACAAATTCCAGCACGCAACAAGAATCTTGGACCACGGATCAGATCTTTATTTATTCCTGAGGAAGGATGTAAGTGGGGATGCTTTGATTATAATCAACAAGAGCCAAGACTCGTTGTGCATTACGCAGCACTTCAAAATTTACATGGAGTAACCGATGTCCTGGATGCTTATCATGAAGGAGATGCAGATTTTCATACTATTGTTGCTGATATGGCTAACATTCCACGAGTACAAGCAAAAACAATTAACTTAGGATTATTTTATGGAATGGGAAAAAATAAATTACAGGCAGAACTGGGTGTTAATAAGGAAAAAGCTGAAGAAATTTTTAGCCAATATCATACACAAGTTCCATTTGTAAAACAACTGATGTATGCGGTTATGAAACGTGCACAAGATAGTGGAAAAATAAGAACTTTATTAGGACGATTATGCAGGTTTCATTTATGGGAGCCTAATCAATTTGGGATTCATAAGGCATTGCCTCATGAACAAGCAATCTTGGAACA